GCCCCGAACACAAGTTCGGCCCAAGTTTTACTTGAGGCGGGTTACTTGTTCCGTCCAATCATAAAGATTGCACGGTGTTCCCACTACTGGAGGGACCCAGTAGACCCACTTGCGCACATATTTGTACGTCAGGCAGGGTACCGAGCTAGTCTCAATGTGTCCTCCCACTGTCAACTGACGCCTCTGATTAGCACGTAAGTGCCAGAGAAACGCTGTTCTACAGTCCGCTTGGGCCACCCTTTTATCATGAAGTACAAAGGATACGTACATCGGGATATGTAAGGTGGACCGACGGCTGGACACGATGAGTCCCTTGGTGTATGCAGTGTGACAATCAATCCACACTCCGGACATACTATTCTCGTTAAAGGGCACAAGAGGAAGGCTGTATTTCTCCACAAGGGAAAGTAACAGCTTCTCTAGTTCGCCCCCTGGGACGGAAACCGGCACCAAACCGTTTACAAGGTGACAGAGGAGGGGTTTCGACTCCTTCAAATCACGTATATAGAACGGCGTAATGTCGATACCGTCGAAGTAGTTCACTCCACACGACTCTTTAAAAGGGCCGTCGATGTGAGACTTCTCCCGGTTAACGCTGAATCCAAGGAATGCAAGCAGCGCCAAAAGGTCAGGGACATGCTTCGGCTCGATGATGATATCATCACCGTAGACCGAGAACGTCCTCGACCCGACAGCGTAGCATGCACTAGCGAAAATCAGAGTCTCGAGGCAGAAGGTAGCGCCATTCCCCATACTGGAGAACTTTGCGTACTTGATATAGTCTCCATTTAAGGAAACTCTTCCAAAACTCGAGCGGGCACGCGCCAAATACAGAAACCACGGCCTTGGCAAAAGCCAGGCCACAGTGTTGTACGAAACGGTGTCCGAAGCGGCAGAGAGGTCAATGGTCGAATAATTATTCGAAACAGACCCCTCGTATGCTAATCTCTGATTCCTAGTCTGATCAGACAGGTCGATTCCGCGTTTGCGGAGACGTCTTTTGACGTACGAATCAAAAGCGAGCTGGAGGGGCAAAGCCCACTCTGGTTCACAAGCGATCGTGCGATCTGTCTTCCAAGACTTCGGTACAAACTCTACTCTATTCACGTTCGAGGGGATAACACTTAGGTCATTTTGACCATAGTACTTACCTAAGG